GGACAGATTTAGAAGAAAAGAAAATAACTGAAGTAGAAGTCAAAAAGAAAGAAGTGCCAGTTAAGTTAAAATGATGTGCTAACATGAGTCAGAGTGATGTATTGAAGTATTTGAAAAGATGCAAGAAATGGAAATCTTCAAAAGAAATAGCAGAAGCAATAAATCTTCCTGTAGGAAGTATCAATCATTCATTACAAAGACTGTATGCCTGGAAGAAAGTCAAGTTTAAAATTATACCACCAGTTCATGATAAACCATGGAAATTTTGGAAGGTGATGAAATGAGTAACAAAGTAAAGAATTTTTTAAGAATAATGAAAATTGAAACTACTCATGAAGAAAGGATTGAAATAGATAAGGAAATAGAAAAGAAAACAAATAAGAATTGTGATATAGGAATTGATGAATTAAATAATGAGGAACTATTAGGAATTATCAATTCTATAAAAAATAAGAAAAAGAAAAAGAAGGAATCTGGAGTTGAAGTTGTGAATACAATGGTAGAGGTTCCAGCATGAGATTATTTTATTGGGGTATAGACCTCGCAACAAAACCAGAAGGAGATTCAACAGTAATTACTATTCTAGAAGGAATCGAACACCCAAACATTCAGTATCAATATGTAACCCGAGTCTTGAAGGAAGTCAAAGGTGTAGATTTACAGGACCAGTGGGAGTATATCAAACATCTTGCTAAAGCATATCCTCCAGCAAAGATGAAAATAGACCAGACAGGAATAGGAATGCAGATAGGACAGTTAGCAGAAGAGGAATATGGAGAAGTTGTAGCAGAAGGCATTCACATGACCATGTTAATAAAAGATGCAATAATCTCGAACTTCAGGAGTTTTCTTGAAGTAGCAAGGAATACTGGTTATAAAAAGATAGTCTTGCCAAATGAACCTACCTTAACAAATCAAATTCTCAGTCTAGAGAGAGAAATAAGTCTTACGAATGTGCCTAAGTATCATCACCCAGATTCTCCAGATGCACATGATGATTATGTATGGTCAGTTGCTTTAGCTTGCTGGGGAGCAAAAGAAGCAGAAGGACATGGTCTTAGGTTTGATAATCTGGCAGAACTTCCAGACATCAAGAAAGAGATAGAATTGAATCAGAAAAGTTTAATTACTTGAAAGAATAATAATAATAATAACTAGGTTGCACCATGACTATCATAGATAGATTTTTACAAAGCATTGGATTGGAGAAAATAAGAAAAGAAATTAATCCTTATACTGGTCTAGTTTCAGGGCAATTCTGGAGTCAAACAGGAATGCCGTGGGTAAGCAGTGAGGGTCGTAAAGCAGTATTGACCGAATGGTTTTGGCAACCTATCAGAGGACAACCTAGGAGAGTTGATACCAATGAACTGCGAAAATTTTCTCAGACACTTTGGATTTACAACTGTATCCAAACAATCATCAATGAAATAACTTCATTGGAATGGGATATAGTTCCTAAGGATGAATATGAGTATGAAGATGTGAAGGACCATATAAGAGAAGTTAAACTCTGGTTGGAAAAACCTAATGAAAACAAAGAAACAATGGAATCTATTACCAGAGCATTCATCAAAGATATTCTAGAATTGGATGCAGGAGTCATAGTTAAAGTCTTTACAAAAGATTCTTATGATTTTGAACATTTGGAACCAAAATCTGGAGCACCAATTCTTAAACCACTTTTCTGTCCTTATTGTGCAGGTAGTAGGCAACTTTCAAGACCAGACATAGTTCAAACAGTAAGAAATATAAACCATTCTATTAGTAGTCAATTACAAAATCCAAATGCAGAATCCTACTATAAGATGTATTCCGAACAACTTGCAAAATGTGTAAAGATTGAAGGTGAGATGAAAAAGGCGTTTGCAGAATCTAAATTTATTATTAATTGCCCTTTCTGTAATGGGACTGGTAAAGGAAGAACATTGAAGGAATTATATGTAAGAGATGGTTCTAGTTTTCTAAAAGAAGCAGATAAGTTTGGTTATATAAAAGGTTACTGGCAATATTCTTATCAAATTCCAGCACACCCAATGTGGTTCAACAGAGAGGAAATAATCTATCAGATGATTCATCCAAGGTCAATGTCTGTTTATGGTTATGCTCCCACTCAAGCAATATTAGATGTTGTAAAATCCTTACATTATTCAGTCCAATGGAATAGGGCTTTCTATGAAGAGACTGGAATTCCAGATGCATTTATTTCCCTCAAAGATGCCAGTGCAGCTGATTACGAAAGATTTAAAGAATATTGGCAGAGGGAGATTATAGGTAAGCCACATAAATTACCTATAGTGAATACTTCGGTTGAGATTAAACCTCTGAGTATGTCGCAGAAAGAATTGGAATTTTTGGAAAGTCAGCAATGGTATTTCAAACTTGTAATTTCTACCTTTGGATTGACACCAGCAGAATTAGGATTTACTGAAGATATTAATAGAGCAACTGGAGTATCACAAGCAGAAGTAGTGAGGAGAAAAGCAATACGACCTCTAATCAGAATTATTGAACAATCCTGGGATGAAGTTATAAAAGAATTCGGTTTCTTTGATGTTGAATTCAAATATACAGTCAAGGACATAATCGAGGAAGGACAGAAAGTTGACATTCAAAACAAACAATTACAATCAGGATTGAGAACTATAAATGAAATAAGAGTGGAGAATGGAATGATGGAAGTCAGTTGGGGAGATGTGCCGATGCAGTTATTGAGGTTTGCACCTCAAATAGCTATGGGAGGAGGAAGTGCGTTTGAAGTTCCTGGTGGAGAAGGTCAACCACAATCAGAATTAACTCAACCTCTTCAAGTTACTGAATCAGAAGCAGAGATAAGAGCAAGAAGAGAAATGCAGGAAGAACTGAATGCTACAAGGCAGGTTCTCAAGCCAATGCAAGCACAGATGATTGGAGTTAAACCACAAATTATTGTTGATATTACTACTGCACCTCCAGGACCAGTAGGTTCAATAAAATCAATCAAATATACTTGCCGATGGTGTAAAGAGAGATATGATGAAAAATTAGATAGATGTCCTAAATGTGGCGGACCACTGAGAGAGGAAAGGATTAAAGTTTTTTATAAACAAGTAGGAGATTCGGCAGCAGTAGGGTTTGGAAATCTATCAAGACCTATCGGAGGAGAGCAACATGTCCCTTTACCTCAACCCCCTCTGCAAGACGCACATCCTGAAGTCACAGGAATAGCAAACAAACCCCCAAGCAAGTCAGAAGGTTCGCAGACTTCTCCTTTCAGAGATTTCAAAAGCAGATGTCCAAGTTGTGGATTTGAAGGATTAGTTTTTCAAGGAATCCAACAAGCAGATTCATTCTACCCAATAGAAACAGATTGGTATAGTTGCCCCAGATGTGGAATGTGGATAAGAACAGGAGAGCCAGATTTATTATCAATGCAAACTATGGCAAGACAGGGAGAGAATAGAGGACCATTTTATGGAGAAGGTGGACCAGGAAGATTGGCAGATACTTCTGGAATAGAAATTCCTACTCATGGCGGAGTTCCTACTGCAACAAGTGAAGGAATATCTGGACATCAACTAGCTTCTGTCGGTCAAGGAATACAACCAGAACCGAGCAGAACGAGCAGGACTTATGCAGAGTCTTACAAGGGCAAAAAAAAAATTTTAAAAGTCATGGAACCAGTAAAACAAGAACCTGAAGTCCAATATCTAAATGTAGTCCGACCAGATTCTTATGAGCAATATAAAATTGAAGAGAAATGTCCTTTATGTTCTAGTCCTCATGTCGAGTTTGTAGGTGGTTTTGCATTCCATTGTCTAGATTGTAACTTTGATTGGACAGATAGGATAAATGTAAATCCAATTTTGAGAGACCCAAGAGGAACTGGAACAGGACAACCAATGATAGAACCAGGAGGTCATGTAGGATTTGAGCAAGTTCAAACACAGGAAATTCCAGACTTGACAGGAAGTCAACCACCAATGAGTCAAACAACTTATGTGAGGAAAGTTGCAGAGGTTGATGACATTAAAGCATGGGCAGGATTCAACTATGTCCCATTCCTAGAAAAGATTCTAGAATTCATCAGGAATTACAATTTTGGTGAAATCACAGATACAAACAAAAAGCAGATTCAATCCATAAGGAATATACTTCTTAGAGGATTTAAACAAGGATACAACATTTCAAAGATTTCATCCAGTATCAATAGAGTAATCGGAGATAAGGACAAAGCAGAATCCATAGCAAGGACAGAAATAATCAGAGCAACTAATGAAGGTAAACTAAAAGAGATGGAAGATAGAGATGTTGAAAAAGTCAAATGGTTAATTGCTCCAGATGAAAGAACTTGTGAAATCTGTAAAAAAGAAGAAGGTAAAATACTCACTTTAGAAAAAGCTACTGGACAGATACCAGCACACCCAAACTGTAGATGCACCTGGATACCATATGTCAAATGAAAAGAGAGATAAATGGTTAATGAATTTTCTTAAAAAACATAAAGGTGAGACTCTAACTCTGAATAAAATTTATCAAATGGTGCCAAAGGGACATAGGATAGGGATAGGAATTATATCTACTAGAAGCTTATGCCAGATTTTAAAGAAATACCATATAAAAAAGAAATTAATTTATTCCAGGAAAGAAGGAAAAGTAGTTACAACCTATTCTATCTAATCTTTATTAACTCAAAAAAATAATAATAATAATAGTAAGGACTCTGAGCAACCACAACAGTTCTGTTATTGCCAGAACATCTAGTCCTAGAATAGAAAGGTATCAAAATGAAAAACTTCAATTTTTTCATCCCGTTCTCGAAATCACCTAGTTTTGATTCTACGTCAGGTTTTCAGTATCTTGACGGCATAGCTTCGACAATGGACATTGACAGGGATATCGAGAGGATGAGCAAACATGCATTGGATAAAATCGTCCAGACAATTAATACAGGAAAAATTAATTTGTTTATGGACCACGAGCATGAGGCATTGAAAGCTATTGGTCTGCTTGAGAGAGCAACATTAGGAATGGACAATAAATCAGTCCAGGTCAAAATCAGGCTGGAGAAATCAGATTCTCCGATGAGCCCAGTTCCTTATCTGCTTGACAAACTTGCAAGCGGCGTGAATCTCGGTCTGTCAGTCGGTGGAAGAGTACTCAGTCAACATGATGAAATCGAGAAAGGGCAGAAAGTGGGACATATTGATGATGTGGAACTTTACGAAGTTTCAGTCGTGGGAATACCTTCAAATCAGTTTGCAACTTTGAGCATTGCAGGAGCAATTGCAAAATCAGCCAAATTAAATAAAATTTTAATTAAACCAGATTTTATAAAATCAGATATTCTTTTCAAGACTCTCGGTCAGATGCTGAGAGACGAACAATTATTTTTCAAAAAACAGGAGGTGAATGGTTTGAGAAAAGAATTGGGAAGCGTCCCAGGAGCACAAGAAGTTCATGGGATTTCAGCGCCAGTCGGTCATAACATGACCGAGAATAATGCATGTCCTGAATGTCATGCACTGAAGGGAGAACTTCTATTCCAAAGGGACAATACTCTGGTTTACAAGTGCAGAGCTTGCGGGATGGAATTTACCAAAGACTTGCTAGCTAATGACACAGTTTCAGTTTTAGGGCATCAGCCTATAAGAGATACAGGAAGAGGACCTGGAGACATGGTCGAATCTCTTCCTAAATCTGCTAAAGTCACGATGAAAAAGAATGCTACTTTTACCCACGAAGAACTTGTCAAAATAAATAAAGCTGTCAAGAAAGCCAGACAGGTTATGAAAGAAGCCGAAGCTCAAACTAATCCGTATGCAGTATGCACGGAAGCTCTCGGCGAAATGTATACTGACAAGTGGAGAAGATGCGTTCAGCATGTTCAAAGTGGGAAAGGCATGGATAGCTTTAAAGAAGCAGAAAGTGAAGCTGAGGCTGCTTACAAACCTGTCTATACAAGAGAAATGGAGGAATCTAAAGTGAAAAAAGACGCAGAAGCCGAAGCTGAAGCAGAGGACGAAGCCGAGGGCGAGAGTGAGTCCGAGGCTGGAAAAGTAAAAGTAAGACCTCTGAAGAAACCAAAATTTGTTAAAGAAGGAGAAGCTGAATCAGAAGCTGAGAGTGAAGCCGAAGATGAAGCTGAAACAAAAATAAAACCAACTTTAACAAAACCATGCGGAAGAAAACCAGCTTATTTATCAGCAAAAGAAGCTGAGAGTGAAGCAGAAGATGAATCAGAAAGCGATTCAGCAGAGGAAGCAGAAGAGGAAGAAGAATCTGAGGCTGAAGCAGAAGGAACAAAAGTTCCTGAAAAGAAAGAATCTCCTGGAGAAGAAGCAGCTGCAGGAACAACTGCTGGACATACAATGACTCCTGGATTTGCAACACCATCAGGTCCTCAACATATTACCCATACACCTGGAGTTCCAGGAAGTGGGAGAGGTCTAGGAACAATTCAAGATGTTCCAATGCAACATCCTTTGAAATCAGCTAAGGTGGATTTGGAAAAAAGAGTTGACGAATTAGTCGATAAGAAACTTAAAAAGTTTTTAGAAGACAAGCCAAGTGTTATTAAGGCTTTGTCAGATAACTTAGGACCCGAGACTATAGAACCAACACCAGTAGGTGAGGTTCTACAAAAGAAAATGAGATTTAGACCATAGGAGGTCTTAGAAATGGAAAGATTAGAAATACCAACTGAAATGTCAGCAAGACAGTTAGGCAGTCCGTTCCAGAAAGCATTCGATTTACCAGATAGAGCAGTAGTTTCAGACCAACTCTCCGGGGGTTATGACCTTAGAAAGGACATAGCTAGGGAAATCGGGTTTACCGAAGATTCCTTGAGAGCAAATCTAGCAAAAGCATTGACCACAACACTATCAACATATTCTGCAGGAACTTTGCCAGTGTTAATACCAGTATATATAGACCCAGAAATCATTGATTTAACAAGAAGAGCAACTCCATTGAGGGAATTAATTCCCAGAGTAGCCAACTACGGTAAGACAGCAGACTACAATCAGATAACCACAATTGCAACTGCTCAAGCATTGGCTGAAGACGCAGCTTTGAATGAGCAAGACGAGACTTATGCGAGAAAGTCTGTTTCAATAAAATATCTTTACTCTGTCGGTAGAGTCACAGGTCCGATGTTCGCAGCTTCCAAGCAATATTTGGCAGCTGGTGGATATGTGGATGCTTTGAGCCTTGAAGTCAAGAACAAAACTCTTGCACTCACAAGATTGGAAGAGTCCATGATTCTATTAGGAGACAAAGATACAGATTGGGTCGAACCAATAAATTCTACAACAATGACTGCAGCAAACTGTTACGATGGAATCTGGAGATGGATTTACGAATACAATACAGCAGCAAACGTAACGGACAACGGCGGAGCAGTGCTATCAATATCTGCAATCAGAACAGCAATTAGAGGATGCAGAACTAAAGGTGGTGAGCCGAATCTCATAGTTTGTGATTTCTCAAGCTATGATGACATCAAAGCTCTAATCCAGGACCAGTTGAGGTACGTTAGTACTACAACAATCGCTTGGGGAATAACCACAGTCAGTTTCGAAGGAATCCCAATAATTGCAAGCAGGTTTTTGAGCACCACTGCAGGAAGCGGAAGCGGGACAGTCTACAATGCAAAATCTCTGTTCGTTCTAGATACGAATGTAATAGAGATGAGAGTATTGCAGGATATAAGTTACGAGGAACTTGCAAAGACAAACGACAGTGTGAAATTCATGTTAAAGGTATATGAAGCACTTGTTGTTAAAGCGCCACAGTTCTGTTGGGTGATTCACGACATAGGCTAGATTTGGTTTCGGGTAGAATTTTTTTACTACCCATAAAATAAAATTAAAGGAGGAGAAAAATAAATGGCAGAAGTAAGTTCAGTGAGTAAAGCAATGATTAGTCCAGTTGCTAACTACAAACTGTGGATTTACACATTTACCAAAGCTGGTGCAACAGATTACCTAGACTGTTCAGGTGAATTCGCATCAGTCGTAGGAGTATTTGCTGTAAATCAAACAAGTGGAGCGGCTGACCCTGCAACTTCATTGACAGTTACAGCTGTAACTTTCAGTGTAGGGACTGGAGTAACAGTTGCTTTAGTAGTTGGAACAGGTTAGACAATTTGAAATTTTTTTGTTTCAATCAATAAAAATTAAAGGAGGAGAAAAAGAATGGCAGTAGTAGATAACATTACCCGAAAAGAAATAACTGGATTGCTCGGAATTGAAGTGGTCAGAGCCCAGTTGACAGGAGCAACATCAACATTCGTAAGTAAATTTGGAACAGTAGTAGCAGTTGGAATAAATGTTGAAGGAACAAACGGAGCTACTTGGACAAGAAGCGGTTCAACCATAACCATAACAGGAACAAATGACGATTGGGTAAACATATTCGTCTTTGGAAGATAAGATGCACAAAATAAAGAAACTGAAGAAAAGATTTAAGTTTAGGAATTCAAAATTAATAGAGGTGAAAAGGTAATGGCAGCAACAGTTGATGTAGTTGAAGGAAATGGAGCAGGTCCAACATGGACTGTAATTACAGCAGCTAGGTATTGTAATGCAGATAATTATAACCCTGGAACATCAACTCCTGTAGTAGTCCCAGCAGCAACTGGTTACAGTTGGTGGAAAACCCATGCATTAAAAATCACAGCTGGTGGTTATACACAAATAACAAACCTCAGATTCTTCACCGATGGAACAATTACTTGGACTTTAGGAACTGGAGGAATGGTTAAGTTAGCTCAGAAATCAACTGCAGATAAAGGTGTCCCAGCAGCAAATTACGACCAAGCAACTGGAAGTTCAACAACTGGAGATTATTTTGATGATGCAACACTTGGACACACTTTCTACAAGTCAGGTTCAGCAAATTATTCAGCACCAGTAAATATAACAACATATACTACTGGTTCTCCAATGCAGGTTGATAACACTACAGTTTATTCAGGAGCAGTATCTGCAACATATGGAGTAGTTCATCAGATTTTAATTGCATCAGATGCAACTCAAGGAACACAAGCTGCAGAAACATTCACATTCCGATGGGACGAAATTTAGGTGATTAACATAGGTAATACAATACCAAAAGAATTTTCTTCTAATGACTTAGACAAAGAGATTTTTCAAGAAGTAATTAAGAATATCAAAGACAGTGTAGATTATTTCTGGTTTGCTAAATTCAAAGACGGAACTACTTTATCTCAATACAATAAGGACGGTTCTGAAAATTTAGCTAAGAGGATTTTTGATGAAGAGAAAAAAGAAAACTTAGACCAAGTTTGGTGGATACCTTTAAAAAACAAAACAAGCTATGGATTGAAATTAGAAGAAAATCAAAGATTGATTTTGGTTAGAAGAAATTACATAAGGACTACTGCAGATGGTCAGGAAAGAAGCACAATCTATATGTTGGGTTGGCAGAAAACCGAGAATGAAAAAAATATCAAGAACATACTTTTCCTGAATAAAGATGGTAAATTTGAAGTTTCTGATAATTTTGAACATTATTTTGTGTGAATTGAATGGTAAAAAAAATATATCTAGGAGGAACAATAGTAACCTTGTTAGGACTATTTTTAGCACTTTCTCAGATTTATGGAGTTCATATTGAAACTTCTGGAGATACTGTTTGTAGCAATGAATGTATCAGTTATTTTAACATCACTTCAGAAAACTATACAATCTATGTTAGAAATCCAAATCAAATAAAATTACAGTTTTCTCCTGAGATTCAGGATTTTCAAGTTTATAGATTAAAATATAATGATTGGGTTCCAGTAGATGTAACAAATTTCAATTTCAATAAAGGAGTTACCTATCAATTTAAAATAATTGCACATAAGAATTCAAAAGATACGGTTAAGTGGAGTTTGAGTTATTCAGATAAGGAAATAGACCCGACATGGATTGGAAGTTCTAATGTCATAAAATATGGGAATGATTTGGTTCCTGATTTTGGAGAAAGATTTTGGAATGCAAGTGGAGAATATGCAGAATCTCCTTACTACCCTGCAATAATTTTAAACCAGACCAATTATATAGATAGATTAATTTCCTGGGAGTTTGATGAAATCAATGAAACTCACTGGCAAGCACAATTCACAATCAACCAGACTTTCTGGAACAATACAAAAAATTGTATAGGTAAATCAACTACTTGTTGGAATAATTTGAAGAACCACTATTTTCCTAATTCTACAAGTGCTCAAATCAAAGCTGATTTATTGAATATGGTAAATTATAAAAGAACCAGTTTTACTGATAACATTGAATTTTCTAATTTAAATTTTGATTCTGCAGGAGGAACTGGAAATTTCTTAATTATTTTTCCAGATGGTTTCAAAATAGGAGAGGAATTTAAATTAGGATTCAATTCAACCTATGGTTATACAGAGTATCAAACTACCCAATCAACAACAACTACAGGATTTAAAGATGTCATGGCACTAACTATTACTGGGACGGATGCAGGAAATTACATAGTTCTTGCTGAAGCAGAAACAACTGAATCTACTGCAAGTTATGTTGCAAAGGTGAACATGAGTATTGATGGAACTTTATGGGGTTATTCAGCACAACAACCAATGACAGCTTCAACTGAGTGGAATCCTATTTCTTGGATGAAGAATGTAACTTTTGGAGCAGGTGAAACACATATTATCAGACTTGGATTAGCAACTGGAAGTGCTTCTTATACAGCATCTATAAGAAATATTCATGCATTTGTTTTGAAGCCTACTGATGGATATTATTACAATGAAAATGAAACTGTAGGTTATGTAGGTCCTGTAAAAGTAAACAAATTATGGCTTAATTTTACACCTCCGACATCTGCTCCATATCTTATTTTAGCATCATTTGAGGGAAATACAACAGCAACAACTGCTGAACTTTGGGTAAATTTGACAGTCAATTCAATCGATAATGATACTCTTGAATATACAAGTGGTGCTGCTGAAATTAGAGCATTTGGATTGATGAATTTACTTAATTTTTCAAATTCTCCCCAATCAATAGCAATTAATGCATATCAGAATTATGGGGCTCAATCTTATGCAATGAGAAGAATAAGATTGGCAGCAATTCCTTTAGGTAGCTATACTTATTATTTCAACAGTTCTGAATCAGAATCCACAACAACTTCAATAAGTTATGTTGATAAATTAGTTTTAACGCCAACTTTATTAAATGCAAGCTATGTAGTAATTGGGTCATCCGAAACAGCAGAAAGTTCATCTACCTATTTTAGAGATGTTGCATTATATTTCAACACAGCAATACATAATGATGAATACGAAAGACCAAAGCAGACAACAAATTATTTCAATGGAATATTTCTAAAACAAGTAAATCCATCTGGTGCAGGAGGAGATGTGACAAAAATACAGTTTAAAACCTCTTCAGCATCTGGGACTGCAAAAATAAGGAATGCAAGACTATTGATATTTAAAGCACCAGCACCAACAGTTCCAGATATAAAAATAACTTTCAATGGTCTAACTACAAAAATTCTTTTTAATCAACCAGATATTTGTGATGAAAGAGCAATGAGAATTGTCTATCCTGAAAACCAAACAACTATAATGGGAGTAATCAATGGAACTAACAATGGAACTGCATCTGCAAATAATTTCGAATTCAGTCTTTCATCTAGTCCTCCAACAAATTATACTTTCTACATAGGAAATTACACTCACAATATTACGATACCCGATACAGCTTGGTATAAAATTTATGCGACTATTCCAACAACTCAAAATAGAACTTTCTTATTCTATATTAACTGTAGTTATCCAACTTCAACATGGCAACCTAATTTTCAATTCAGGGCAACATAGGTGATTGAATGCCAGATGTAGTTAAACCAGTAATTCCTCTCAGGAGATATAAAAATTATTCTATTGATGCCTTAATCAAAATCACAGGATTAACCAAAACATTTACAATTGATGCAAGAATAATAAAAATAATTGAAAAGACCTATACGATTGATACATTAATCAAAAAATTTGGTATAGAAAAGACCTATACCATTAATACTTTAATTCAAAAACAAGGTTTGACTAAAACATACACTATAGATTCACTTATTGCAGGAACTAAAACCAAGACCTATACCATTGATTCCTTAATTCAGAAAGCAATAACAAAAACCTATACTATAGATTCACTGATTAAAGGACCAGTTGTTAAAACTTTTACCATTGATTCTTTAATAAGGAAATTAGGATTAGAAAAGACATATACAATAGATGCTTACATTAGTAAAGCATTCACCAAAACTTACACAATTGATTCTCTAATCAGAAAACAAATCGAAAAGACCTATACGATAGATGCTTTGCTTAGAAAGTCAATAGAAAAAACCTACACAATTGACGCTTTAATTAGGAAAGCAATCGAAAAAACATATACCTTGGATGCTTTGATTAGGAAACTTGGTTTGGAGAAAACCTATACAATTGATGTAATAATTATAACATCAGTTACCACTAAAACCTTAACTTACACTATTGACGCATTAATAGCAAAAACATTTTCTACAACTTTTACCATTGATTCATTGATTAGGAAGTTAATAGAAAAGACTTTTACCACAGATGTTTTAATTAAAAGGTTTGGACTGGAGAAAACCTACACTCAGGATGCACTTATCAGAAAAACTTTTGAAAAGACCTACACAATAGATTCACTGATTAAAAAAGCAATAGATAAGACTTATACCATAGATTCTTTAATTCTTAAAACTTTGACCAAGACCTATACCATTGATGCTTTGATAAAGAAGTTAATAGAAAAGACTTTTACCATTGACATCTTAATTAAGAAATTTGATTTGGAGGAGACATTCACCATTGACGCATTGATTATGAAACTTATCAGTGGAACTTTTTTAATGGATGTTTTGATTCAGAAATCAATAGAAAAAACCTTTACGCTTGATGCAATAATTGTTCTACTAAAAAACAAGACTTACACGATTGATACACTCATACAAAAATTAATGGAGAAAACCTACACAATTGATGTTTTAATTAGGAAAATGTTGGAAAAGACCTTTACTACAGATGTTCTATTAATAAAAACAATTGAAAAAACATTCACCATAGATTCCTTAATTCAAAAATTAGATTTGACCAAAACATACACGATAGATACCTTGCTAAGGAAAACAATTGAAAAAACATTCACCATAGATTCTATAATCAGTAAAGCATTTGAGATTACATTTTCCATTACCGTTTTGATTAGGAAATCATTCACCAAGGATTATTCTATAGATGCCCTTCTTGCAATTACTTTGACCAAAACATATACCATAGATTCACTTATTGCAGGAACTGTAAGCAAAACTTATACCATAGATGTCCTGATGGTAAGGCAACTCACAAAAGAAATGACTATTGATACCTTAATTCAAAGAGCATCTACAAAATCTTTTAAAATGGATGTTGTGATTGATGTAGTTCCTCAGCATGATTTGAAGATAATGCAACAATTGGGCAAGAATGAGAACTTTGGAGAGAATCAATACTTGGATGTTGAGCATTCTCAAACAAGATACTATGAAAAGGGTAGGTTTGCTGGTAGAGCTATGACAGCTTAAAGTTTATTAACTTTAAAAAATAATAATAATAATAAAGGAATTGGGACAAGTGAGCAAAAACAACAACTCTGTTATTGTCAGAGTATCTGTCCTAACGGCGATACTTCTAGCTACTTTAGGAGTCTTAGGAATAACAGTTTTAGCATTGACATTCTCGAATGCATATCCTAGTGGTCAAACTCTCGCAAGCCAGACATCCTGGTTCAATATAACAATCAGTTCAGCAATTTCTGATAAATGTGTTTTCACTCTAGGACTAGCGGGAAACAATTCCTATGTAGGAAACTTCACAATGACTAATCAATCAACTACAACATTCTATAATTCTTCTTTCGTTTTTGGTTCAGACAGTGGCTATAATCAACCGAATAATGTAACTTTCTATTGCCTTAATAACACTGTTTATATCAATTCCTCAGTTTACACTTTTGATGCAGACACAGTGAAACCATTAGTCAGTTTGGCAAAATACAACTTAACTTATTCTGGAGGCTTTGCATATTTGTTCTTCAATGTCTCAGATACCCATTATTCCCAATGTGGATTTTTTGTCAACAATACTGCAAATAATGCAACATTCATTGCAGGAACAGTAGGAACTCCAAGCAATGGAATCAATTCAAGAGCAAACTGCACTGCTCTAATTAATCCAAGTTCTCTAAATCTTCCTTATGACGGAAACTTTTACCTCCAAGGATGGGCAAACGATACTTTAGGAAATGGGACATATTCATCTACCAACCAAACTATTTTTGCTAAAACACTCTATCCAAACAAATGGAACTTAATTACTTATTATGGTGCTAACGATACCTACCAGAATGAAACTGTCAGAGAATTTTACAATAACCACAACAATGGAATAAGTCAGATAGCAGTTTGGAATGAAACAAGTGGAACTTTCATAACCTGGTCAGCTTCTGCCCCGACAGTGAATCAAGGAACAGTTTTGTATCCAGGAGAAGCAGTCTATCTTTATGGTGGTGCTAATAGTCTTGTAAGTCCAGATTACATAGGAGAAGTTTATGGGACTGCAAGAGAAAATGTAACACTCAGTATAAACACTTCCAGTAAAGCAACTTCTTGGAATATATTGCCCTTGTATTTCAACACCACGATAAATTCAACTTTGTATGCTCTTACTTATAACGACACATATCCTTCAGCAGGTCAAGCTAAATTAATGAATATTACTTTTGTAAGTTGGTTCAATGCATCAAGTGGACAATATATCACTTGCAGACAAGGTTATACAATCTGTGCTGGGACTACAGCAACACCTGATACAGTTGTCCTACCAAAAGGGACTGCTGTATGGGTTCTTACAGATAGAATCTCAAGCAGCATAATATTAAATACAACAAGGATAAGTGGTTAGAATGAATAAGAAAATGATACTTTCAGTTCTTTTGACTTTGTTAGCATTAACTCCAGTGGTTCTTGCTGACGCGATTTATACTCCATTACCTATTGATGGACAGATTACAGGATTTTCTGATAATTCTGGATTTGAGATTCAAGTTACTAATTTGAGAACTGGAGAAAAGATATTGACAACTTCAGTTAGTGAAGGATACTACTTGATAGATTGGGCTAATTCCATATTGAAATATCAGAATGGAGACCAGTTTAGAATAGAAGTAACGGCTTGTAGTAATCTTCCAAATTGTGTAAAATCATTAACATACACTGGACAACCTGAATTAAATGCAGTTTTTGACTTATCAGGAATTCCAACCACTACAACTCTTCCAACAACTACGACCACAATTCCAACTCCTCAACCAGGTTATGATTGGAATACTTTCATTACTGGTGGAGGTATAATTGCTTTTTTGTCATTCTTAGCATTCTATTTTGGAGCATACAAAGGAAGAGTAAGAATACAAGTTTACAAAAAGATTTGGAATGAAACTACCAAAAAATGGACTTATAAATGGGTAACAGTATTTGGGAGGAGTGATTAAGAATGCCTGGAGCACCCTATCCGGTTACAATAACAGCATTTGATATTGATAATACTACAAAATTATCTTCTGCTACGGTTACAATTATTGAAATCGCAACTCAGGAAAGATTAACTGGAACAACAAATGCAGCGGGACAAGTCATTCTAGATTTGTCGAATTTCACTTCAGGTTATACAAATGGAGATGTCGTTCACATAATTGCTTCAAAGAATTGGAAATCAGGTGGAGATAGGCATGTTATTGATACTGGAACTGGTAGTTACGATTCAACAATCTATGCAGATGGAATTCCAGTTCAACTGAATACTTGCAAACTTGTTGAACTTCAAGCAGTTTCAGCAGCTACAGCAGGTCAAGTTAGAATTTATGACAATCACCATGATAATTTAGTTGCAACTCTCAAGCCTCCTGCAAACGACACTAGGGATATTTTCTTTGGAGATATGGGAAAAATCTGTGTTGGTGGATTTACTCATGTAAAAACTAGAAGTGATTTGGAGGTCACTGTTAAAATAACATAAGAGGTGACCTCAACATGGCAAAAAGGATTGATGAAAGAGTTTCACTTCTTGAGGACCATATTGTTACTTTAAATAAGGAAACTGGTGAAATAAAGAATATTTTATCTAATCCCAATGATGGATTAATTTTAAAAGTGGATAGAATCTATAATAATTTAAAATGGATAAAATGGTTATTGGTAGTTTTTATCATTCCAATCATAATTTTAATTATAGATATGTTAGTTAGGAGTCAAATTTGAATGGTATACACAGATGTAACAAAAGTCAGGAATATAACAGGATTTACCACTACTAATGCTTCTGCTTTAACTGATGTTGTCTTGAATGATATGATTACAGATGCTTCAAGAGAATTAGAAGTATTAACTGGAAGAAAATGGGGAGATGCAAACGCAGAAACAGAATATTTGGATGGACCAAGGCAGGATATGTTTGAGAATAGAGTATTGACAATAATGTTAAGTTATTTTCCTGTCCAATCAATAACCCAATTTTTAGAATTAAATCTAGACGGTTCGACAAACCACACTTATGGAAATTTAACTACAGGACAGATTTCAAACGGTTATGGTGCAGATACTGATGGTGAATATGTCATTGATGCTAATATAGGAAAAATTACTCTTTTATCTAGAACAGTCCCAGAAGGTCCAAAAAGAATTAAAATTTCCTACACTTATGGTTATACTACAACTCCTACAGAAATCGCTGAAATAACTGCTTGTATGGCAGGTTTGAAAGCAATTTCATTTATCACTGGTGGAATTTATGATGGAGTAAAAAGTTATTCGGTTCCAGAGATGAATGTTGGAAAGGAACAATCCGAGAGACTCCAGAAATTAGTAGATTATTTAAGCAATAGAATCACAACATTATTAGATAGTCCAACAGTTGGAAGGAGAGAAAGAACCTTGTTCACAGTAACAGCTGGGACAAGGTGGGGAACTCAAACCCAATTAACAAGTTGATGATTATGGCAGTTAAAAAAACAAAAACTAAAAAAGCAGAACCTGTGATAATCACAGTAGCACCTCCAAAAGAAATCCTAATGAAAGGAGCCATATCTGTATTGCCACAAGCAGTTGCATGCAGGGTATGTCATGATATAACCACATTAGCAGTTAATGGACAGCCAATTTGTTTCAAGGATTTCTTAGAAAAAGTTAAATCTGGTGAAATGAAAGCACAGGTGATGTAAATGGCTACTCCTCCTGGAGTCAGCTTAGATGATTTCAATGCGGTAGTGAATGATTTAGCTAGGACTATTACTTATAAAACTGCTACTAAAAGAACATCTAACATTACTGGGACGGAGGAAAAAACATATACAGATTCTTCCATTACTGCAGTGGTCTTTAAAGAAAGGCAGAGGTTTGTTTTCGACCCAGAAGGCATTATGGAGAATGGAGATGCATATATTATGGTTTCCACATCTCAAGCATTGAATAAAGGAGACAGAGTGGTTTTTGACGGAGAAACTTATGAAATCACACCTGCAGATAAAACAATCATGAGAAAATTTGGTGGGACAGATTTATTCCATTTTGCTACATTGAGGTTAATGACTGGTAAACAAATATAATAATAAGAATAACAATAATAATAATAATTATGAGAGACTATTCACAAATAATCAAAGAAGCGATGCCAGAGATTTTGAACAAATCCACTTTACTTATAGAAGCAAGAGCAAAACAATTGGCACCAGTAGATTTAGGAATCATGAGGAGTTCAATTACTTCATCAATTTCTCAAAGTGAAGCATATGTGAAAGTCTTAGCACCTTATGCAATCTACATGGAATATGGAAGACCACCTGGAAAAATGCCACCTATTGAAGCAATAGAGCCATGGGCAAAGAGACATAAATTAAATGCTTGGGCAGTTGCAAAAACTATTGCTAAGAAAGGTATTGAAGTTGGAACAATAGAAAGTCCTTTGAAAACTTTAGGAAATACATATCGTCCATTTTTAAGACCAGCAGTATTTCAATCTCTACCAGAAATTAGAAGAATCATCCTCCAGGTTATGAATAAAAAGTTAATTAACTTCAAAAAATAATAATAATTATATAACCCCAGTTGCAACAATGGCGAGCCACCTTATCAGTGGAATGGGACGCCTAGAGGTTAGGAGTGATATCCTAACCTGACCATTATTACCTGAAATTGAGGAGCGATGAAATTTCAGAGAAAACTACAAGAGTAGGTTGATTCAAATACCCCTAAATCCATATCCAGTTTCAATAACAGTTTTTGCTAACGATGGAAGCACTGGCTTTCCAGATGTTCCTGTAGTTCTGAAAAATTTAACTAAAAATGAATACCACACATCAACAACCAATAATTCTGGTCAAGTCATGTTTGATTTAGCAAACTTCAGCCTTGGTTATTCTAATGGTGATTCATTACAAGTTGAAGCAAGATTAGGAAGTTTCTACCAAAGAGCAACTGGAACTGTTGATACTGGTTTAGGATTCTCCAATTTTTCATTGACTTTAACAGCAATGGAAGTTGGAAATATAAAATTGATTGATTTCTTGGTTTTCAAAGAAGAACTAGTCAAATTCCTCAGGAGAAATCTTGCTGACCCACAAAACAGATTGTCAAGTAAAACAGATGTTTTCAGTGCAACTAGCAATCAAGTGAAATTCACTTTGACAGATACAACTGCAAAGACTATAAAGAACATTCTCCAGAACGGTTCAAGTCTAAAAGAATATACCCAATACTATGTTGATTACCAAGATAAAAATACTTTGAATTATCCTACAATTTATTTTTTGACTCCAGCATCTACCAATGATATAATAGAAGTAACTTACACCTATGGGACTTCAGATTGGATTTATCCAGACTATCCTAGAGTTGATATTCAGATTGACTCTTACCCTAGAGTAATGGTTGATTTTCTAACAGGCAATACAACAGAATTGAGTTTAGGGGGAACCGATAACATTTCCGAACTTGTTGTAACTTCTATCGTTTGGTCAACTAAAATGAGCGAATTGTTCGATTTGATTACAAAGATAAGGCAGTTGTTCATGTATAACAAACAGAATTTCTTTTTCTTCCAATTCATAAAACCATTGAGGATTTCACCAGTTATAAAATCTCCAGATAGAGCAGAAAAAGTGATGCAGTTATCACAGGATTTTATGATACCTTTCAAAGTGGAGAGTGTAGCATGATAGAATTACTTGGAATATACAGAGTTTATTCAAAAGTATTTTGTTCAGATAATACTTTTAATCCCGAGAATTTGGAAAAAAACTTAGAAGGAGGTTAGTCTATGGCAAATGTTCCATTACCAGGAGCAGCAACATCAGTCAACTATGGATGGGAAACAACATATGGCAGTGCAGGAACAATTAACAAATACTTCGGACACGGTCAGAAAATAAGAGTCAGGAGAAACAACACAGCAGAAAGAGTTTATGGTTTAGGTAGCAGAGAAGCAACAGCGACAGTAGCAAAGCAATGGGCAGGAAGTTTTACATTAGACTTTATCCATTCTTCGCAAGTAGCAAATGGAGGAGCATCATTCTGGAAATGGGTGCTCGGTAAAGTAACTGATGCAGGAGCAGGTCCTTACACTCACACATTTGCATATAATACAGACTTTACATTGACTTCTGCAAGTTTAGGAATTGAATTCGACCAGCCAACAACAGATTATGAATGGACTCTGTTGGGTTCGGTAGTTTCAACTTGCACAGTAAGGTTGGCAGTCAATGAACCAATGAAAATAACAATAGATGGTTTGTATGCAAATGAGACATTGGACAATACTCTAACATCAGTTCAAGCACCAGCAGCAGCAGATGTACCATTTGAATTCGCACTAGCATCTGTATCTTATAGTTCGACATTGACCAGATGCTCAGAATTTGAATTGGTAATAAACAACAATCCAGAATTGATTTGGGGTTTAGGTAGCAGAGAAGCAACAGCAGCAATAGGAAAGAATGTTGAATGTAATTTCAGGTTCACCATAACCTATGAAGCATCTACTTGGGATGCATTACTTTATGGTGCATCTGGAGGTCCAACATCAGTATTGACACCAGCAGAAACCGCAACTGTAACAATCACAGTTAACAACGGTTTAGGAACAACAAATCAAAGACAGGTTGTGTTCAATCTAGCAAACGCATTCATCAATACTGCAGATATAAACTACGACCCCAATGAAGTGGTAAGAGTTACTTACGAAGGATGGACAAGGACTATAACATCAATAGTCCAGACTGATAATACAAATGTAACTCCGTAGGTGATTAATTGGCAGCAGAACCAACTCCAGTAGAATTGAGTAAAGACTTCAGTGATAAGGAATTCCAGATTGAGGAAAGTGGTAAAAAGTTTACCTTCAGATGGAAGCCACTTAGCTGGTATGAGGAAGAAAAAATAATCAATGAATGTATGGACATCAATCCAGCTACAAGACAAATAAAAATCAACACAGCAGAACTCAATAAAAGATTGCTGTTGGCTTGTTTGAAGGAAGCACCATTCGTAATCAATCAGGAAAATATCCTGAAATTGAAGCCAGAAATAAAGACGAAAATACTGAATGAAATAACTCCACCAAGATTCACAGAAGAAACAGAAAAAAAGTAATCTGGGCAATGAATCAGGGTCCAAGTCCTGACCCCAAAGCTTTGATGATACTTAAAGCTTTTGCCCTATGTGAGAACTTTGGTTGGAGTTTAGACGAGCTAGGAATACCAAAATACGAGCAAACTCAATTCATGGATGGATTCATTGCTATAATCATTGAAAGAAACGAGCAGATAGAGAGAGAAAGAAAATTAGCAGAGTTGAAAGCAAAGCATGGTTAAAGTAGATGAACTAGTAATTGATGTAAGAGCTATTGTAGATAAAGCAATAGCAGATTTGAATAGAGTCAAAAATGTAGTTAATGATGTAATAAAACAACAGGATGAAATTGCAAGAAGGACCAGAAGGACAATAGACCATAAACCAACAGTCAGTGGAGCAGCAGGAAGGGTTATTAGTCAGATTACAGGAAAAATAGGTGGGGGAATAGGTCAAGTTGGAACTCAAATTGCAGGTTTAGCAACTGCAGCAGGACCTTTGGGATTAGTTGTAGCTGGTATAACAGCAATTGTTACAGTTTTAAAATTGATACATGATAAAATTGAAAAGATGTTTAATGTCTTGAAAGAAGCTAGTCCTGCTTTTAAAGGAACTAAAGATTTAGTAGAAAAGACTTGGCTTCTTGCAATGAAGCCTCTTGCAGATTTTATTTCCATTTTAATGAGACCATATATTATCATGGCGATGCAATATTTGAGAGCACAACTTCCAAAAATGTATGAGGCATTGAAAGCAAGTGGAGGTCAAATCACACCAGAAGTAATGAATATATGGCAAGGAACAATGGCTGGATTAGGGTCCATTTTCCAGCAAATGATGAATCTAATACAACCATTCGCTGCTCAAATGGAAGGATTTTTAACAGGAATAGGAACAGTATTTAATAATTGGTTGACTGGAATCAGTGATTGGTTTAATGGACTTCTTGCAGGTATAGGACAAGTTTTCTCTCCTATGCCGGATTCATTAGCAAACTGGATAATGGATAGTATTAAAAAGAACAGTTCATATTTGGAAAAAATACCTAAAAATGTAGTAGATAAATTTTTTGAATGGATAGCAGTAAATCCTCAGAATTTTATTAATTTACCAACAGATGTCCAACAAAAAATGCTTGATTGGCTAAGTAGTGGAGGATGGGAAAACTTACCACTTGATGTTGCCTTAAAACTTTTAGAATGGTTAACTAAATATGGAGTAGGAATTACTGACTTTCCTAAAAGAGTTGGAGACCAACTCTTTACACAAGTTGTATCTACAGCTAAAGACATACAATCAGGAGTTACAAATTCATTTGATATTATTTCTACTCAAATTAGTGTTTTAGCACCATCTATAAAGGCAACTGTTTACAATGCTTTCATCGACATAGTAAATTCATTGATTAGTGTATATAATTCAATAGTGAATAAAATAAGAAGTATGCCTATAATTGGACATTTAGCACCAAAGACACAAGCTCTTTTACCATATATGACAATTCAAACTGAACTCCAGCAAGAAATAGATAAAATACTTGGATTTTCAGTTCAAGATTTGATTAATAAATGGAATGCTGAACATGCTATGCAGTTCGGTGGAACTATTCCAGAAACAGGACTATTTTTGTTACATAAAGGGGAAAAAGTAGTTCCAACAAGCAAACCATCAGAAATGGCGAAATCAGAAATATCAAAAGTAACTATTTTTAAACCAAATTACGAATTCAGTGGAAAAATTAATAAAGAAGTTGATATTGATAGTATGATTAGAAGAAGCCATAGGATAGCTGAACTTGATTTGAGAAGGAGAGGATTAATATAGAAGATAAAGGGATGAGCACAGAGGAATTGATAAGGATAAAATTAAATTACTTAGAAAAAGAAGTTTCAGATATAAAACAAACTGTTAGAATAATTTTATCAATATTACAAAAGGAGAATAAGAAATGACATACACACTTGCAGGGTATAGTTTAGGAACAGTTATTGAAGAAAACATGCTAAAAGAAACTTTTATAGTTCCAATGCCAGCATATCTTATGGATAGTAATGAAACTTATGTTTTTGATTTTGGTGGGACACAAAGAACAATAAATCTTACAGGAAAATTTACAGGAACTTTAGCAAATATTCAAGCTTTCATTTCAAACATGAACGGATTGATTCAAGGTCATCAAGACATAGATGCTGGTTATCCAAAAGATTATGTTAGTGATTTGATAGGAACAATAAAAGTGAAGGTTTTAAGTTTTGAACCCACTTGGTCAGCAGGAGAGCCAGGACAACTTTACTATACAATAAAATTAATTGAATCAGGGACACAAATATGAAATTGAAATGGAATGGACAGATACCAATAATAATAAGTAGGAAGGATTTGAACAATAACATAAGAATAAACGAAAGTATCTTTGAAGTTACTGATGAAATAGGAGAAAAACTATTAAAAATAAAGGGATTTGAGAAAGTATGAGTTTTACAACAAAAATAACAAATACAATGAAAACTCATAAAATCACGATAGCAGGAACTGGAACTATAATTACTCTAATTGCAGTTTTAATGACTCTCAGTTATTATGGAGTCACAGTCAAGACTTCTGGGGACATAACTTGTGCAGGAACAATTCAGGAACCTTGTATTTCTTACATAAACATTTCAACCTCAAATTTTTCAGTAGTTAATCCAAAAACAGTCTTTTATTTTGATGATGAATCGAAAGTGAATTACACAGTCTATAAATTGGATACTATCGGAAGGTGGCAGAAATTCAACATCTCTGGAAAGACAATCAGTGCAAATTCTTTCTGGCAGTTGAAACTGGTTGGATACAAGCAGATAAATGAGACAGTCAAATGGGCGATGGGAGCAGGAGCAGTTGTCGCAGACCCTGTCTGGAAAGGATATTCCTCTAATGATTTCTTTGTAAAACTTGTTGAGAATCAAGCAGACCTCACACAAGGATATGCAGTTTTTGACTTCTACAATCCCACAATTTTTGATTTTAATGTCTCTAAAGAATTGCTTAAACCATTCTTTCAAAAATATCTTGGAAATGATGTAAAAAGCTGGAAGATAATAATAAACGGAACCGAATTAGGATACTATCCTGTCAATAAAAGCTATGTAGAACAGGTTTGGATAAGCAATATTTCTTGCTATAATATTATCTCGCCAAACGGAACAGTCTCTCAAATCTGCCAGGATTTAGGATGGTATGAAAATCAAACTAAATATAGAATAGAATATATTCAAGGAGACTATCCTGTTAAAGCTAAGACTGTTTATGATGTTGAGTTATATGGATATTGGGATGCTCACTTAGGTTTGCAATCAGTAGAATGGTTTCCTGATATTACGGTTTCAGGAGTAACTTTTAGACAGATGAAATGGGCTTGGTGGAACTCTTCTTGGCAAAGAAAAAGAGGAATAAACATAACAAATAGTGGTTCTTCTGCATTAACAAACTATCAATTTGTGATTAACATAACTTACGACAGCGACATGGCGAGCGATTTCTCAGACATCAGGTTTGTGAATGGTTCTGAAAATGCTGAGCTGAGTCATTGGTTAGAAACTAAAGTTAATTCGCAGTGGGCTTATTTTTGGGTTAAAGTCCCAAGCATACCAGTTGGAACAAACCAAAACTTAATTTATGTTTACTATGGAAACACAAGCGTAGTAAATTCAGCTTCAAATGGAACAAATGCTTTTGTATTTTATGACGACTTTTCAACAAACACAACATCTAATTATGTGCAAGTTGGCGCTACTGGAATTTCAAACATAACTTGGGATTCGACTAATGGTTATTTACATTGCTATGGATGCAGTAACGCAAGATTCAAGAATACTATTTCGCTCTTACTCAGCGAAGATTTAATTATTGAAGGAAGATATAGAGGAAGTAATTTAGACCACCATGGTTCAGCGTTTGCCTATAATGCAAGCAATTGGATACATGGAACTTTCTGTTCTGCAAATATGATACTTGATGTAAGAATTGCAGGAAGTGAAACTGCAAGCCAACCAGCATACACTTTTTCCGCAAATACATGGTATGTTGATAGGGTGATTTGGAATAGAACTCAAGCACATGCATATGCATATGCTTATTCAGACCAAATTTTAACAAACTCAAGCACATCTTTAGTTTCTACATCTCTTAGTGCAAATTTTGGCACAACACAACTATATTCTGGCGTAGACCTTTCAGGTTCTTCTGGAACAATTGAAGTTGATTGGATAAGAACAAGAAAATATGCAACACCAGAACCAACCTATTCAATCGGTTCTGAACAAACTCCTTCTCCTCCAGGTGGAGTAGTTGCAATATACCTTAATGGAAGTTCTACTGATAGGAAAATAGAGACAGGAGAAGTTTTAAATATCACTGGAACAATTTCAAGTGGGACAGTTTGTCTATCCGTTAATCATACTGATTTAGGAACAAATTTCACCTGCGGAACAGATTCTGTAACTTATATGTGGAATTCTGTCAATTCATCAACAAACAAATTCAATGACGGAAGCACTACAAAAAATATTAGTTTTATAGCAAGCAAAGATATGGAAGATTCACACCTTTGCTATCCTGATAGTTTTAATCCAAATTGTACTAATGGAATGGATGAAGATTGGAATACATATACAATAGGACTTGCTGATTTAGGAAATACAATAAATGAATATTATGATAATATTCCTGGCATGGTTTCAGCCAATTGGACATTCAAATATCAAACATATGTAAAAACAGGATATTATTTCAGTGTTCAATGTGAAAACGAAACTTTTTTCAATACAATATTTTTACATACTGCTTCTTATGGAAATGGAACTTTTACAAGAACTGCTGAAATTCCAAGTGCATGCCTCAATAAGTATTATGGATTGACAAAAATAATCACTGGGATAAGAAATATAAGTGCCAGTGAACCAACAAAATATTATGAAGGAAAGTTGGATTATGCACTAGGCAACCAGACCATTTATGTAAGACTTCATAGTAATGATTTGATAAATAAAGCAAGCATAAATCTTACTGGAGTAAGCACAGCATCTCCAGAAAATTATCCAACCAATGTAAGAATTTTTGTAAATGATAGTTTAAGCAATGTTATTTCTGGAAAATTAAAAGAAGGAACATCAAGCATTAATACATTTTATGATGGAATAAGTCTAAAAAACATGACTTTCAACAGAACAGGAGGTCAGATGACTTATCTAAAACTGGCAAAAAATGCCATAGTTATGGATGCAAAATTAAATATCAGCGCATTTCCAATCAATTATACTTTCCAATTCGCAGATTCTGCCGTTGAATCTTCAAATGGAGATTGGAGCACTTTAAGTACTGACCAACCCCTTAACGATTATACAGCAACTTGGTCTTCTGCATGGAAAATAAATGGAACTGAATCCCTTTTAGTTTATCTCAATTCAGGTGGAACTGTTTCGAATTATGCATATATCGAGACATATAATCCAAATAATGTGAACATGACCGATGCAGGTCATGTGAATGTTACAATCAAGCCATTGAATAAGAATTCAGCATTTGATATAGAAATTTTATATGGTCCAGAATTTCCTTTGAATTCGCGTACTGTCCTTTGGAGCGAGAATCTTTATGACATACCTGATGCTGGAGAAAATGTAACATTGGATTTGATAGATGTCAACAGCAATTCATACAAATTATTTTTCAGATTGAAACTAAATCGTGCAGATTATTTTGTTGCAGGTTCGAATATAGGATTTTATTTAGATTGGGTTCGAGCCATAGATTCTTATTCATATCCAAATGACACATACATAGATGCCGAAGGAAATGGGACCGCTGATTGGAGTTATGCAGGCATGCTCAATGAAAGTGTATCACCGCAACAAACCAGTAATTTCAGTGATAGTTTGAATCATTATCTTTCTGTTTGTAGTTCTGATAGTTATGGAAATTGCAATATTCCATTGGTTTTTGGAACTGATGCAGCTGGAATTATTCAGATATCTTCTATAAATATAACCTATACAATCATTTACAATCCAATTACTTTGAATGCTGATTATCTTCAAAATTACTTAAATAAATCTGCTTATGGATATGTCAACATACCAATTAAAATTGAAGCTAATTATGGGAATGTTACTAGTGTTGGAAATATCACTATTTCTGGATTGAAATTGAGTTACAATGGTTCTGCCAATTTCACTGCAACTGCTTTCCAACTTGGAAACACTACAAATAATGCCAGTCAGAATATCAATGTTTACTTTTCTAGATTCGTAAGGAATCTTCCATACACATTTACAAATAATGTAATTTTCCTGCCTTCAAACAACAATGCAACCAATGTAACACCCTATGGACAAACAAACAACATAGCTATCTTTAACATCACTTGGATGAATTATGATGTGAATGCAAGTCTTGCTATCAGAATAAATGAAACAACTTCCTGTGCATTCTTCAGAATAAGTAACACATCTTCATGGGACAATGGTTTCAATTTGACAACTTCATTCAAACAAATCTATTACAATAGGCAATTCAATTCGTCAGGAACAACAAATAACTGGTTGTGGGTAAATCTCTATAACTGCAATGCAACAGAATTGAAAACTTTTGTGAAAAGGTTTGATTTGGAAAGTTGTTGTATTGGCTGTATGGCTTGTTGGTGATAGAATGATTGTCCCGACAGATTTTTTCATGTGGATTTCAAAAAGAAAAAACTACCACTGCAAGGTCTATATTAATAATGATGATGTTACTAGCCAGGTTGTAGAAAGTTCTTTTAACAAACCAGTAACAATTGCAATTGGAGATTTCACCTGTAAACTTTTGAATCCAAAAGGAATTATCAGTGGAAAATATAATCCAGGAGATACAATAAAATTCTATGGAGATACTACTGCAGGAACAACTTTACAATTTTGGGGCAGGATTGATTACCTAAAAGACAATTTAAGTAATGATGGACATTTTTTAGAAATAGAAGGGAGGCATAGGAGTTACATTCTTACAGAGACTTTAGTGAATGCAAGTTATACTGCTACTGAGGTTGCAGATGTCCTGAAAGGAATAATTGGCACATATGCTTCTGGATTTACTTACACCAATGTTAACAATACAGGAGAGACAATAACAGTTAATTGGAATTATAAACCATTTTGGGAGTGTGTTAAGATACTTTGTAATTATGTTGGGTTTGACTGTTATGTGGATGATAACAATGATTTCCATTTCTTCCAAACTAATTCAATTCTAAATAGTGATGATGCAATTGTTGAAGGAGATAATTATATAAAAATAGAGGACTGGGGTGTTGATGATTTTTATTCTAAGACAAAAGTAACTGCAATGGGTGAGGATGAATCTAGAATACCTATATTATATACATCTACCTATGGCTCTGGTGAAACTAGAGAGGTCTTTATCAAAGACAGTTCAGCAAATACTGAAACCCAAGTCCAAGCATTAGCAGAAGCTAAGTTAGCAGAGGTAACAAACATTCCTCCTCAAGCAAAGATTCTTTCTTTTGCACTAACAAACTCTAATCCTGGAGATAATATTTGGGTAGTAGTTCCTAGACAAAAAACTTATGGAATATTCAAACTCTTACAAATTTCACATAAATTCGGACAAAAAACTTCCTGGCAGACAGAATCAAGTATAGAAAAAGAAATAAGAGGAACACAACAAGTTCTCATGGAAAGGTCAAGAAAAGAAATAGAAATTCAGGTAGCACCCAATCCAAACAAACTCAATTTTTCCTATAATTTTACTTTTGATGATTCCACCAACATAGAAACTAATCCTGCTCTGAATTGTCAGACCGTAGCAGGAAAACTACAATTAACACCACCGAACACAACAGGATATATAATAACTTCTACAAGAGCAGCTAGTAGTAACATAACAAAAATTCAACTCAGTTACAATGGTTGGAATTTAGGGACTAGCACTTTCGAGGTAAGTGTAGATGGAGGACTCCGTTATGAAACAATCCAGAAAGATGTCCTATTCACTCCTTCATATTCAGGAAGTAATCTGAAATTAAAGATAACTTTGAATTCTACCACTGCTCAAATAGAATCATTAGCTTTGCTATACTCATAAGTTTAATTACTTCAAAAATTAAATAAAATTAGGAGGCTATGAAAAAATGGATGCAATTTCATTGCTAAATACCTTCCTTGAATTTGGCTTGGCTAATCCATTAGTCCAAACAGCCGCAGTTACAGTAGTGAGGACATTCTTTGGATGGGCACAACATGCTCTAGATGACAATAAGATAGACAGAAATGAATGGAAGGAATTAGTCCAAACATTCTGTAGATTGCTCCCACAAGGACTAGGATTAAGTGCATTAGGAATACCAGCCGCAGGAAGTTTGTTTAGCGACATATTCGTAACTAAACTTGCTAAAGTAGCAGATAAGAAAAAGTAGATTGGCTTTAGAAGGGGCAACAGGTATGGCTCAATTACTCGCCTGGAGTGCTTACCTGCCCCAAACTCTCAATAGTCAATCGCGATTGAGAACCCCATTTCTTTACTTATTTTCTTATACTTCAAAAAATAATATAGTAAAATGGAAGGGAAGAAGCTCCAGAGGGAAATGTATCCCGTTCCAGACTTGAACAACAAATTGAGGATTACTATTCATGATTGTTTTGGCGTAGTCTCAGACACACATCTGGGAGCAAGAGGAGAAGCATTAAGAGAATTGTATGAAATTTATGACGATTTTGCAGAGAGAGGAATAAGACAGGTTTTCCATGTTGGAGATGTTACTGATGGAGAAAATGTTTATGTTGGTCACAGGAGATATGTGAAATGCTACGGGTATGAAGCTCAATTAAGGTGGGCTATCAGAAAATATCCTATGAAGCCCGACATAACAACTCACATGATTGCAGGAAATCATGATTCTAGTTTTATGGTAAGAAGTGGTGCAGACATAGTGAAAGCAATCTGCTCAGAAAGAGCAGATTTGAAATACGCAGGACTTTTCTATGCAAGATACCAAGACGGAAGTTTGAGAATTGATTCTTTACATCCAAGAGGAGGGTCTTATTACTCAAAGTCTTATGGAATCCAGAAGTGGATTAGAAATAACGAAATGCCTAGCA